GGCTATGAGGTCCAGACCGCGCATCCGATTCAAGCCGGAGGCCGGACCTCCCATGTGTGGGCGGTGCTCCGGCCCAGAGACCGGGAGGCGGGCGCATGAGCGGCGGGCTGGACGGGCTTCGGGAAAAACTGGCAGCTTTTCTGCGGGAGCAGGGACTCCAAGCCATGACCGACTGGCCAGTGGAGCCCCGGGAGTTGCTGGATGGGCCGGTGGCTGTGGTATCCCTCCGGGGATGTCGGGCCGGACCTGCGGGATTTCAGCACTATCTGGGTGAACGATATGACAGGGAGCGGGAACAGTGGGTGGAGGTCTATGGCCAGAAGGTGCAGCTCACCTTCGGACTGGACCTCTATGCCCCGCCCCAGCTTGGGGAGGCGGCCATGCAGGCCGCCCTGGACCAGCTGGCAGGGGCCTGCGCCGGTGCAGGCCCGGTGGGACTGGATATACGGGAGTTTTCCTGCGGTGAGACCGGGTACGACCGGGACAGCCGTCTGCTGAAACGGCCAGCCCAGGCAGTATGCACCGCCTGCCTGTACGCCGTGACAGAACCGAGCGGTACATTTTTGGACTTTGAGGTCAGAGGGGAGAGTCATCCATGAACGTGACCACACACGAGCGCCCGGGGGTATACTCCGTCTACGGCGCGTCCTCCCTGGTCCGCGGAAGCGGCGGGAGAAAAACGGTGGGTCTGGCGGCGGTGAACACCAAGGCGGAGGCCGGCGTGATCCAGACCATCACCAGCTATGAGGGGGCGGTGGCCGCCTTTGGCAGCCAGGCGGACAGCCAGGATATGGCGGAGCTGATCCGAGTGATCCTGCTCAACGGGGCGGCGGCGGTAGCCGCCGTCCCTGTGGCGGATGCCAGTGGCTATGAAGCCGCCTTTGCAGCCCTGTCCGGCATGGAGAACATCAGCGTGGTGGTGTGCGACAGCACGGACCAGGAGGTACAGCAGAAGCTACGGGACAGCGTGACTGCCGCCTCCGCCGCACGGCGAGAGCGTATCGCCGTGGCGGCCGGAGGTGCGGAGGAGAGCGTTACTGCGCTTACAAACCGGGCCAAGGCGCTGAACAGCGAACGGGTGGTGCTGGCTGCGCCCGGCGGGGTTTCGGCGGACGGTACGGCCCTGTCCGGCCTCACCGCCGCGGCGGCGGTGGCGGGAGCCATCGCGGGCCAGGGAGATCCGGCGGTCCCCCTGGGCGGCGTGGAACTTCTTGGGCTGAACGGGCTGTCCGCCCAATACGGAGACAACGACATCGATTTGCTGGTCCGGGGCGGGGTGACGCCGCTGGACAGCACGGGAGGAATGGTCTCGGTGGTCCGGGGGATCACCACCAGGACTCGCTCCGGAGAGAGCGAGGACGCCACCTGGAGGGAGTTGTCCACGGTATTGATCGTAGACGATGTGATCCCGGCCATCCGGGAAAGCCTGCGGGCCCGCTTCCGCCGGGCAAAAAACACAGAGCAGAGCCGGGGGGCCATCCGGTCCCAGGTGGTGCTGGAACTGGAGAACAAAAAGAGCCGGGAGATCATCACCGGCTATGACGGTGTGACGGTGACCGCACTTCCGGAGAACCCCACAGTGTGCCTGGTGGAGTTTGCCTTTACGGTAGCCCACGGGCTGAACCAGATCTGGCTGACGGCCAGCATTACCATCTGAGGAGACAGGAGGGAGTACATTGAGCATCGCGGGATTTCCCACCAGCAGCGACATCTATCTGGAAGTGAATGGGGTCAAGGCGGCGGTAGTGCAGAGCTATACCGCCAGGGCTTCCAAGACCAGCCGGGCGGTGGAGGCCTTCGGCGAGGAGGAGCCGGTGGCCACTGTCCCCGGTCAGACCACCCATGTGCTGGAGCTGACCCGTCTGTACGCCACGGACGAGGCCATCCGGGACGGGATCGACTTCTACGGCCTGAGCGACTTTTCCCTGGTCATCTGCAAGCCGGACCGGAAGATCATCTATTCCAACTGCCAGTGGAGCGGGATCCAGGAGACCGGAACCCTGGGCGACATGGTGCTGGAAAAGGTGACCATCGTGGCCGGAAAACGGCTGGAAACGGAGGTGTGAGCCATGGAAACTTCTATTTTGGCTCGCCGGGACTGCCTGACACTGGATAATGACATGAGGCTGCGCCTGCTGTCCGCCCTGGAGGTCCTCCAGGCGCGCCGGGAGGCGGAGGAATTGGCCCAAGCACCCAGAGAGCGTGCCCTGTGCTCCAATGCCTGCCTGCTGTCCCGGGCCCTGGAGACAGCGGAGGGCAGTCCGGTATTTTCCAACGGTGAGGCGGTCCTGGCGGGGCTGAGGGTGGAGGAGATTGCCACCCTGGCCAAGACCTGGAGCCAGTTTAACCGGGAGGAGAATCCGCCCCTCACCATGGGGCAGGAGGAGGCCGAGGAGTTAAAAAAAAACTAGCCGCAGATGGGGCGGACCGGCTTCGCTGGCGGGTGCTGAAAGCTTTCGGTGCGCTGCCCTCAGAGCCGAGAGCCCAGGCCATGCGGGACCGAGACTATGTGTGGTGCCTGTCTCACCTGGCACTGGATCAGGAGGAGGAGTTGGAGCGGCTGTGTCCTGCCTGCCGCGTCCGGGCGGAGGAGGTCCGATGCCCGGTGTGCGGGGCCCCCTCCGGCCAGGGGGAGGGGGCGGTCAACCCCGCCTTTGACCAGGAGCGGTACGAGCGGATGCGGAAGGGAGCACGGGTATGACGGACTATCTGGAGGAACTGCTGGAC